GGGAGCCATCGAGGCCTTGCATAAATTTGGCTATGATGATGCGCGGCTGGAGCTGGCGGCAATGCAGCTTGAATTCGAAATGAGCAAACAGGACGTTCAGCAGGAAGAAACCGGCGACGATGGATTCCTTTCTGCGATGAATGCCGTGGCACAGGAAGTCTGGGGTGATGAGAGTGTATGAGAAAATCTCATCATTGAAAGAAAAGCTGCAGAAACTCAAACAAAACATCAAAAGCCGGCAGAAAGGCCAGACATTCCATTTTTCACCGTTTTCCAGAAAACAGAAGCAAGTTCTTACCTGGTGGTGCAAAGATTCACCGGTTCATGATAAAGATGGAATTATAGCTGACGGCGCGATCCGATCCGGAAAGACCGTCAGTATGTCGCTTTCGTTCGCAATGTGGGCAATGAGCACATTCAACGGTCAAAACTTTGCTATGTGTGGAAAGACCATCGGTTCTTTCCGGAGAAACGTACTGTTCTGGCTGAAACTGATGCTCAAGTCAAGAGGTTATTCTGTAATTGATCGAAGAGCTGATAACCTCATTATCATCAGGAAAGGCGATACCGAAAACTATTTTTACATATTTGGCGGCAAGGATGAGCGTTCACAGGATCTGATTCAGGGTATCACGCTGGCGGGCGTATTCTTTGATGAGGTTGCGCTGATGCCGGAGAGCTTCGTGAACCAGGCGACCGGCCGATGTTCCGTGGAAGGTTCTAAGTTCTGGTTTAACTGCAATCCGGACGGGCCATATCATTGGTTTAAAGTGAATTGGATTGACAAATCCACGGGATACCTCGGAAAAGAGCGGGTGGAGCAGATCAGAAAGAAAGCCGCGGAAGAGGGAAAAGATCCGGGGCTAAAAGAAATCCTCTATCTGCATTTTACGATGGATGACAACCTGTCTCTGAGTGAGGAGATCAAAGCCAGATACCGCAGTATGTATATTGGCGTTTTCTTCAAGCGGTATATTTTAGGCTTATGGGCAGCAGCTGAGGGTGTCATTTATGATATGTTTGATCCGGAAAAACATGTAAAGAATATCAAAGAGTTTTTCCAGATACTGGTAAATGGAAACCGTTATGTGTCCTGCGACTATGGTACGCAGAATGCGACCGTGTTCCTGCTGTGGAATAAAGGAATCGATGGAAAATGGTACTGCATCCGCGAGTATTATTATTCCGGAAGAGACAAGGGTAAACAGAAGACGGATGCAGAATATGCAGATGATTTGAAAAAGTGGCTGGATGGAACCAGAATCAAAGCAATGATTGTGGATCCGTCGGCCGCTTCTTTTATTGCTGAACTGCGAAAACGCGGATACAAAGTAATTAAGGCAAATAATGATGTGCTGGACGGAATCCGGCTGGTTGGTATGCTGCTGAATCTGGAAATGCTGATATTTTCCAGCTCCTGTACGGAAACAATCAAAGAATTTGCTTCTTACATATGGGACGAGAAAGCAGCTGAGCATGGAGAGGACAAACCGGTAAAGCAGCATGATCACGGATGCGATGCAGTACGCTATTTTGTAAGTACTGTTTTGAGCAGTAAAGTGGCAAGACTTCGAGAGATAAGCAGGTGAAAATAATGTATACATTTACAGTTCCAAGAGAAAAATTTGATGAGCGGGCACCGGATAAGCAGATGATCCGCCAGTTGATATCCAAGCATATCAGCATTGTCGGGCGAATGCAGAAGAATATGGCCTACTACAAAGGGCAGCATGAAATTCTGTCAGATGCGGATCGTGAAAATAAACTGGTGTGTAACCATGCAAAAGATATTTCTGATACGGCCAGCAGTTATTTTATTGGAAATCCAGTAACATATAAGGCAGAAGGAGATATCAAGGCCCTGACGGATGCCCTGGAGACTGCAGGAGCAGATGAAACCGACGGAGACAATGGGCTGGAGCTTTCCATTTATGGGCTTGCGTATGAATACGTATATATAAAAGAGAATGAAAATGATCTGGTAACGAAGAACCTTTCGGCAGAAAATACATTTATGGTAAAAGATGACAGCATCGAGGAGAGAGAACTCTTTGCTGTCTATTATTATGTCAGAAAAGATGATTCTGGAACTTCGTCAGATCATTTCATGGCAACCATACTGACGTCAAGATACCGGTACGAGCTGGATATCGAGGACAGCAGCGCTCCGCAGATCACCGTAGAAGAGCCGCAGGAACATTATATGTGCGAGATTCCGATTATCGAGTATTTGAATAATAAACTTGGTATTGGTGATTTTGAACTGCAGATTCCACTTATTGATGCTTACAATGCGTTGATGAGCGATCGTATCACGGATAAGGAGCAGTTTATTGATGCGATTCTTGCCATCTATGGAACATTGCTTGCAGATGATGAAGTAGATGAGAATGGTGAGAAAAAAGAAGGCGCAGAGGCGGCGATGAAGCATCTGAAAAAGAGAAAGGTGCTGGAAGTTCCGGATGGAGCCAAGGCAGAATATCTTACCAGAACATTCGATGAGACTGGCGTGGAAGTGCTGAAAAAGGCAATCGAACAGGATATTCATAAATTCAGTCATATTCCCTGCATGACGGATGAAAGCTTTGGTGGTAATGTTTCCGGCGTGGCAATGGAGTTTAAAGTATTGGGCATGGAGAACATTACAAAAATTAAGACCCGATATTATAAAAAAGGGCTTCGAAAACGTCTCCGGCTGTTTTGCGGTTATCTGTCTCTGTATCAGAAGAACGTGGATCCAAAGGGGATTACAATGGTATTCACAAGATCTCTGCCGAAGAACCTGCTGGAAATTTCACAGATTGTGGCCAATTTGTGGGGCAAAGTCAGCAGGAGAACGCTGTTGTCGCAGATTCCGTTTGTAGAAGATGTGGATGAAGAATTAAATGCATTGGAAAAAGAAACGCAGGAAAATCTTGAAAATCAACAGAAAATGTTCGGGAATGATCCAAATACCAAGCCGGATCAGCCAGGGGAAGCATCCGCAGAGGATGATGTAAGCCATGACGAAAAGGAATGAGCAGTATTGGAAGAACCGCGTGGCGCAGAGAATGTGGGAATATATGCAGAGTGCCGAAGAAACAGCAGATGAGGCGGCAAAGCTCTATCAAAAGGCAGCGGCGTATCTGAATCAGGAAATTGATGGTATTTTCGAGAAGTATATGACAAAACATAACCTTTCGGAAAGAGAGGCCTATGACCTGCTGAATCAGATGACGGACCGTGCTTCAATACAGGAATTACTGCAGAAGCTCCAGAATGGTGCCAAAGACACCGAAAAGGAGCAACTCATACAGAAACTTGAAGCTCCGGCATATCGGGCGAGAATCGAGCGTCTGGAGCAGATCCAGAGTCAGCTCGACCAGATTATGCGGAATGTATATCAACAGGAACTGACTCTTTCCACCTCGCATTATGCGGCGCTGGCTGAGGAGGCCTATTACAAATCAATATTCGACATTCAGCAACGCTCCGGATATGGATTTTCCTTTGCTAAGGTTGATCAGAAAATGATTGACCGATTGCTGAAAAGCAAATGGTCTGGAAAGAACTATTCCACGCGAATCTGGAATAACACCGGCGCGTTGGCGCAGACGCTGAAAGAGGAGCTACTGGTCAGCTTAGTAACCGGCCGCACAGAGCGGGAAACGGCCGCGATCATCATACAGAAATTCGCCCAAGGGAGCAGCCAGGCCCGCCGTCTGATACGGACAGAAAGCAGCTATATCACCGGGCAGATGGATCTGCAGTCCTATGATGAGTGTGGGATAGAAAAATATGTCTATCTCGCAACGCTGGATCTGCGGACCTGTCAGGAAGACTGTGCGCCGCTGGACGGGAAGATATTCCCGGTCAAAGATGCCAATCCCGGTGTAAATATGCCCCCGATGCATCCCTGGTGCCGGTGCACGACGATTTCATATTTTTCAGATGAGATTCTGCGGAATCTGCGGCGAAGGGCAAGAGATCCGGTTACCGGAAAGACATATACAGTACCTGGGGATATGACTTATAAGCAGTGGTATGGAAAATATGTAAAAGATCAGGAGAAATCCAAGGAACTTATTGTAAAAGAATCCAAATCTGATATAATGATATCTGGAGCAAGAATCACAGATCCTGATAGTGATGCAGGCGAAGAGTTTGCTAAGATGTATTATAACGAGATAAGAAATTTTTCGACAGATACGAAGAAAATATCTCAAAATCTTGGCAAAAAAGAATCTGACATCAAGAAAATCAAAGCATATTTGTTCGAAGATAAGTCTTTGGTAGATTTGGAAACCGGTATGCGCAGAAGATTTGATCCGGATTGTGCAATAGCACAGAGCTGGCAACGGTTAATGATTGGAAAAGATATTAAACCGCATGATAGAACGTTGATCGAACATGAACTCTTGGAAATGAAGATAAAAGAAGAGAATCCGGCGATAGATCATTTAGAAGCGCACAGAAGAGCATCTGAAAAATATGATTATCCCAAGGAGGTGGCTGAATATTATGGTAATCTTAAAAAATATAAGAAAAACGGCTAAGGCTATTTCTGCAGATTACTATATTGAAGGTCGTGAACCAAAAGGATTTATGAAAATAAGCATTTTAGACGGCGAGATTTTGGAACATAAAAGTGCAGGATATGGGGCTGTTCATGTAAAATACGAATTGCGTCGGCTTGCAAAATTGGAGAACTTGCCGGAAGAAAAGATGGTTTTTTGGTACTGATCCAATAATGTGAAATAGTGAAGGAGTACGATATAAATTCTCTGATAAGAAAAGGGGGATATATATGAAACCAGGTGACAAGTATTATGACGGTCCGATTGTTGATAGCGGACGAACGATTAAAGAAATCGATAAAGACATTGAAAAAGAAAAAGAGCGCATAAAAAACATTAAATGGACACCAGAGATGTTAAAGGAATAATACCACCAGTCGAGAGGCCGGTGGTATTTTTATACTCATTTTTAAGAAAGAGAGGACAAGAAAATGAAATTTAAAGAAGCATTTGAAGAAATGAAATCAGGAATTCCAGTAAAACTTCCGTCATGGGCAGGCTATTGGTGGTGGGATGAAGAATCCCAGACAATCCTTATGTACACAAAAGACGGCGGCTGTCTGGATATAAGAGAGACACAGAATGTGGAGTATACGCTTCAGAATATCCTTTCCGATGAATGGGTTTATGCGAATGGTCAGAACTGCCCGATTCTTGGAGGAGAGGCAACCTTTTCTTTCGGGGAAGCGATTAAGTATCTGAAAAGAGGATTTAAAGTAGCGCGTAAAGGCTGGAACGGAAAGAAACAGTATGTTCAGCTTGCAACTGGAATTTCCTATAAAGACGCGGATAATCAGATCGTAAATTGTGAACACGATGCAATCGGAAATAAAGCCATCGCTTTTGTTGGAACTTCCGGCGTGCAGATGGGGTGGCTTGCATCTCAGGCGGATATGCTTGCAGAAGATTGGGTTTTTGCGGAGGAATAAGATTATGGGAAATGAAGAGTTTTTAAGAATTTGCAAGGAAAAGGTGGCTGAGTACATAAATCAGCATATGGATAAAACGGATCAGAAACAGATTACCGCAAATGATGTGTATGTGGTCTGGATGTGTAAAACACTGCAGAATCACAAAGCCCTGCTCAGCACTACTGTTCCGGATGGAATGTATTATGAGCTGACATACAACGGAGATAAAGCGGAATTGTATTTTGATGCATACAAAAAATTCCAGAATATCTGTTTTAAAATGTAGGAGGATATGGAATGAAAAAGAAAGTAATGGCATTGCTGACAGCGCTCATGTTGGTATGTGCATCTCTTACCGGATGCACTGAGGCGTACAAAGTCAGCAACAATATTTCACAGGAAGCCGACAATTTCAATGTAACCCGCAAACTCACAGTGTTAAATGCCAGAACCGACACGATCCTGCTGGAGCTGACAGGAACCTTTTCTTTGCAGAATAACTCAGAGAATGAACTTGAGGTCATTATTGAGACGGCGGAAGGAAAATACCAGAAGGATCTGGTCTATCTCAATGATTATACAATGTACGTTGTGGAAGACATTTCCGGGGCTGATGTAGATAAATACCATTATGAAATCAATTTTCTTCCGGAGTGGGGCGTAAAAGTTACTCACGAAGATTAATTGCGCCGGCGCAATTCCAAACGAACAATGCACGCAGAAATGCGTGTTATTTTTATGCCTTTTTCCTGCCAGGCGTTAAAGAAGCAGGGAAAATCCAACAGCGAATGGCCCGGGCACGAGAGTGAATAGGCTGGGCGGAAAGGACACGAAAACCATGAGAAAGAAATATTTTTATTGCAGAATCCCAATGAATCTGCAGATCTTCGCAGAAGGCGGAGCAGGAGACGGTGCTGGGGCCGATGGAGGCAATGGCGGCGGAGCCGGAGCAGCAGATCAGGGAGAAGCAGAACTTCCGTCATTTGACGATTTTCTGAAAGGAGAAGGAAATCAGGCAGAATTTGACCGCCGCGTGCAGAAAGCGATTGATACGGCAGTGACCAATGCACAGGAAAAGTGGCAGGCACTGACCGATGACAAGCTGTCTGAGGCAGAACGTCTTGCCAAAATGACGAAAGAAGAGAAAGAGCAGTATCAGCGGCAGAAGAAAGAAAAAGAGCTTTCCGACAGAGAAGCGGCAATTACCAGAAAAGAACTGATGGCAGAGGCAAAGAATACACTTGCCAGTGATGGATTGCCGCAGGAGCTGGCGGAGGTACTCAATTACACGGATGCAGATTCCTGTAAAAAATCCATGGAGAAAGTAAAAACTGTATTTCAGAAAGCAGTAGAAACTGCCGTGGAGGAGAAACTGAAAGGCGGGAAGCCGCCGAAAAAAGCACCGGAAACTGATCCACAGAAAACCCAGGAACAGCAGGTATATAACCTGATGATGGGAAAATTTTAAAGGAGAGTGAAAAATATGGCAGTTAATACATTAGCGACAGCTACACTGTTTCAGAAAATGTTAGATAAAGTAGCTGTTCAGGAAGCAACTACCGGCTGGATGGATGCCAATGCAGGGCAGGTCATTTACAATGGTGGAGCAGAAGTAAAAATTCCGAAAATGACCGTGCAGGGAATGGGAGATTATGATCGTGACAATGGATATCAGCGTGGGTCTGTTACTTTAGAGTATGAAACCAAAAAGATGACCCAGGATCGTGGTCGTCAGTTCCAGTTGGACTCGATGGACATTAATGAAAATAATTTTGTTACAACCGCGGCCGCTGTAATGGGAGAGTTTCAGAGAACACAGGTTGTACCGGAAATCGACGCATACCGTATTTCGAAGCTTGCAACAGATACGATCACGGCGAATAAAGCTGGAATGATTGAATATGCCTATGTGCCGGGAACGACTGGAACTTCTGCACTGCGTAAGTTGAAAGAAGGAATCAGAGCAGTAAGAGACGGCTACAACGGGGCCTTAGTATGCCAGGCAACGTCTGACTTTATTCTGGAGCTGGAACTCGAACTTGCGGGAAAAATTACTATGGGAACATTTTCGAAGAATGGAATTGATACCATGGTACCGTTTGTGGACAAAGTACCGATTATTCCAACTCCATCCAACCGTATGTATACGGCAATCAAGGTGAACGATGGTAAAGCAGCGGGACAGGAAAAAGGCGGATATGAGAAGGGAACTACAGCAAAAGACCTGAATTTCTTTATTTCCCCGGCAACAACACCACTCGCTATTACCAAACAGGATAAGATGCGAATTTTTGATCCGAACACAAACCAGAAAATGGATGCATGGCAGATGGATTACCGTCGGTTCCATGATTTATGGATTTTGGATAACAAGCTGGATTCCATCTATTTAAATATTCGGGAGGCAAAGGAATGAGATTAAAAAAAGGAAACGTTGAGAGGGAAGCGGATGGGATCAAGGCAGAACGGCTCCTGAACGATGGATTTACAAGAGTAGAAGCTGTTAAGATGCAAAGCCCAGAGGTTTCCAACAAAAAAGATCTTTCAGAGATGACTGCCGAGGAATTAAAAAATCTTGCAAAAGAAAAGGGGATTTCTGGTGCATCTGCGCTGACAAAGGCGGAGCTGCAGGAAGTCCTGAAGGATGTGGTTTGAAATGACCGAACTGGAAAAGCTGAAGAAAATGACCGGTGAGAAAGACGAAGGGCTTCTGCAGATCCTCTTAGAGGATGCGGAGGCTTTCGTTTTATCCTATACGAACCGTACCCACCTCGTTTCCGGCCTGGATAAGGCAGTCCGGGATCTGGCAGTCATCGCCCTGAACCGGATGGGAACCGAGGGAGAGGCGGCGCGCACCGGATCCGGAGAAAGCTACACTTTCAACGACGCGCCAAAGCAGATCTACGATGTGCTGAACCGGTACCGGCTGGCAAGAGTAGGAGGGAAAACATTTGAGGCTGAAAAGAAGCAGGCTGGTGGAGCTGAAACACTGTCCTCTTGAACAGAAAAAGGATAACGAGGGCGGAACCTACATCGAATATGGTTCTGCCGTTCCCTTCCGCGCGGAAATGTGGGCTGCCGGCGGGC